GGTAACCGAGATGGGTGCGGCGACCGGCGTAGCGGATCGCGAACTCCTGCGGGTGGTAGTCGCGCAGCCACTCGACAAAGGCGGGGGTCTTGTCGCCGAGCATCTGCTCCATTTCGGGTGCGGGCGGGATGTCTTTTTTGGGTTCGGTTTTCTTGCTCATTTTTTCACCTTTCGTTTGGGAGTCTCGATGTCGCCGTCTGCGATGACCGGCCTTCGGAGGACTGATTCGATGTGCAGGACCACACCGCGCTGACCATCGCGAAGGGCGGCGACCACGGGGTTGAAATCGTAACCAGGCAGGAAGACTTGGCTTTCGGTGGCAAACTGCGCCTTGAGGTCGGCGATGACCGCTTGGCCTTCCTTGGTGCTGAAAACCCGGTGATAGGCGTTGGTGGTCTTCTGGCGCTCACGCTCGCGCCGAAGAGCGGCGGCTTTGTCCTCGGGAGCCATCACGCTTGTCCCATCATGCCGGGGAGCATCCCGGCGAGAGCGGAGTCCTGCTTGACGCTTCCCGCTTTGCCGATGGCGCTCGCGGCCTGCTCCATCTGCTGTGCCTGCATGGCTTGCTGTTGAGCTTGGGCGCGGGCGGCTCGTTGCTGCGCGACCATTTCCTCCTCCATGAGCCAGCGGGCGGGAAGACCATCGTTCCTCGCCATGTCGCGGCAGATTTCATCGAAATCAAAGTTGTCGAGCATGTCGGGCTTGATCTGCACATAAGGCAGAAGCATCTCGCTGGTGCGAACGAACGCAGCGTTTTCGAGAGACTTGATCGCGAGGGCGATTCGGGAGTTGTAGGCGACATCCGGTTCGGGGATGTAACCGACCATCGTGAGTTGCTGCGGTGGGGGAGGGAACTTGCCAGCGCGGGCGAGGATCGCAAAGACCCGGCGAAGGAGCGGGTTGAATAGCTCCGTGGTGAGGCGAGCAAAGGTCGGAGAGAATTGGATGAGCTTCTCGCTGGCTCGCTCGGCGACTTCGCGGGCGGTCATCTGCTTTTGCAACTGCGCGAACATTTGAAACAAGTCCACATGGAAGGCTTCGTTGATCGCCTTGCGTTTTTGCTCGGCCCGCTCGACGCCGATATCGTAGCGCCCATTGGTTCCCCATTCCCGTGGTGTTGCGTTGGGATTGTTCGGGTCGAAATAGGTCACGCCCCCGGCGCGGAGGTCGATGTCTCCATCGAATCCGGCAGGGATCAGAATGCGAGGGAACGCATGAATCTCGGCGAGCGAGTCGAGTTGTTTTTCAAGAAAGTTGAGTTGCTTGCACTCCGGCAGCGCAGTCCACGATGGCGAGTAGCCGTAGCACTCGGAGTTCTTCCATTTGAGATAGCGGGTGACGAAAAATGGTTGCTCATCGAAGCCGCTGGACAGGAAGACATGCTTGCTCGCCTTGTCCACATAGACCGAGGCGTAGGGTTTGTTCGCGCCATCTCGCTTGCCTTGCTCGATCTCACCCGGGCCACGGGGAGCGATGAGATGGACACAGGAAAACTTGCGGTTGGAGTTGGGCTTCTCCAATTCCTTCTTCATCGAGTCGGTGAGGTTCTCGACGCCAAACTTGAGCGCGGCCTGCCGTGCGGTCATCTCATACTCGCGGGAGAGAGTATCGACATACCCCTCGTCGTCCTCGGAGATCGCAAACGATCCGAGATCGAGTTTCGTGAAGTTGAGTGAATTGTTCTTGCCGCCTTCCACAAGAATCGCCGCCGTGCCGAACGCGCCCCGGTCGAGATAGAGTTCGTGAATCTCCGTGTAGAAATTCGACCGGCTGAGTTCGGCCTGCATGACCTCGGTGCAACGCTTGAACCATTGCTCGATGTCGTCCTCGCTCTCCATCGCCTTCGGCGGTTCCAAGCTGAACCACCGGCTTTCGAGCGGCGTCATCCAACTGAGTTGGCCATTGGCCAGAATCATGTTCGCCCGCACCGCAGTGGCGTCGAAGAGTTGCGCCTCGTCCTCGGTGGATGGCGAGGTCGTCTGCGTGAACATCGTTGCCTTGCGCGGCATCACATATTTCGCGATGTCCTCCCAAAGCGATTCCCATGTCGCCCGCTGGTGAACCAACTCCGCATGGCGCTGCAAAACCTTGTCCGCGAGTTCGGGATTTTTTCCGGTCATTTGGTATCAGTCAAAACTGAATCAACCTAGCGTCGAGTAGCCGGTCGTTATGGGAGCCTGCGAGGATTCCCCGGCGAGGATGGATTTCTTCATGCCCTTGCGCCTCAAGATTTCTTTTTCTATGTCATCCTGCGGTGAGCCGGGGTCAACCTGCGCCCCCGGAGCAGGGGCGTTAGCAGCCATTTGCATGGTCATGCTTTCGCGATCTTTTCGTTGCTCTTCGGCTTGTCTTTTTGCTTCGGCGATTTGCTCGTCACGAATTTTTTTATCTTCTGCGGCTCTTTTCAGCATTTCTTCTCGATCTTTTGCCGCTTGTTGTTTTTCGGCTTCGCTTGGGCCTTTGCGTCCGCCTCCTCCGCCGCCAAAAATTTTACTAATAAAGCTCATTTTGTTTTTTTATTAAAAGGTTGGGTTTGAGTTTTTCAGTTGGAAAAATTTTAAGAGGTCTCCCTCTATTGCACCACGCCCAATACGGTAATTTTCGCGGAACCATATAGCAAGGGTTATTTCGACTGATACCGCAATACATCCACACATACCAACAATTCCACTCTTCAATTTGGTATCGATAAGTGAGGTCGTAGAATTTTTCTTGAGGATCAAAAATGTCCACCGGGCGGGCAAGCATCACAAAATCTGGCAGCACAATCGCGATTCCATGGTTCGCGTGTATTTCAATATCCTCGGCGAATGTGCGCGGCTGCGGGTAGCGCCGGTAGAGTTCGGAAACTTGATCAAATACATTCACCGCTTCACCCTCCCGAATCCACCGCCCCGGAATCCTGCCATGACTTTGATCGCCTCATGGCGCTCCGGTTTGCGCGGGATCGCGGAGCGGTCGATGACCATGCCTCGCTTGATGGCTTGATGTGAAAGGCTGAATGCATCGGCGAAATGCGATGACCAATCATGGACCGGCACATCCTTGATGGTGACGCCATCGCGTTCTTCCTTGGAATGGTAGGCGTCGAGCGCCTCGATGCCATCCGCGCATCCCGACTCGTTGATGTGAATGCGCGGGAACGCATCGTTGGCGAGGTTGATCCCATCCCACACCGAAATCTGCCGAGGCAGGGGGACCACGCCGGTCAGTCCGCTGCGAGCGAGCGCCTCCTGCCAGAGTCCTCCCACTTCCGCTGCGGCATCATGCGGGATGTAATGCCCGCCGTAGCCGTATTGGCGTTCCTTGAGCCTCGCCGCCCAATCCGCAGGCGTCTTGCACTCGTCGGACCCGGAGAGTGATTCCAGATAGTTGAGGCGGTCGCCGACCATCTGCCATATCCAGACCTTTTGATTCAGCGGAGCGCCGACATCCCATGAGGTGTAGACCGGCAATTCTTTAAACCACAGGACATCGTTGTTGACCCGCTTCTCGGAGCGAGCCTTTTCGAGCGATTTGACATAGATCGCGCCCGGGCGACCGATGTTGAAGCTGCACTCGTATTCCTGCTGGAACGCATTTTCCGTGGTCCCACGCCGAATGTCGGCGAGTTCCTCGGGCGGGATGATTCCACTCTCACTCGCCTTGAGTTGGAGCGTGAACCACTCGTTGTCCGCACACGCCCGGTTCCACATCTTCCAGAAAATGTTTCGCCCCTTCGGCGTTCCCACCCATGTCGCCCACCCTTGGTAGTCGGTCAGAGTTGGCCGGATGACATTGTCCCACGCCGCCGGGTCGAGATCCGCGGCCTCGTCCATCACGACCCCATCGAGGTAGATTCCGCGCAGGCGCTCGTAGGCTTCGCCCGAGTAAAGCCGGATCGTGGCCTCGTTGTGGAAGGTGATCGCGAGATCGGCCTTGTTGATCACCACGCCGGGGATTTGCGAGGTGAATTGAACGAGGTATTTCCACGCGATGTCCTTCGCCTGCTCGCGGGTCGGAGCCACATAAGCGTAGCGGAGCGGTGGCCCGCTGCGGCGATGCGAGAGCGCCTTGGCAATCAAATCTTGGATGCACACGAACGACTTCCCGGCGCGGCGGTGTAGCACCATCACCGACCAGCGTTGCGAGCGGTGCAGGTAGCTCGCCAACTGCGGTCGCGGGATGATGTCGATGTTAATGGCCACCGATGCGGATGTTGATGTCCATGGCCCCGGCCACCTCGATCTTCTCGGGTTCGTTCCATCCCATCGCCTTTGCGAGCATCTCTCCATACTTCGCGCAGGTCGCCGATTCCGGCGGCATTTCCATGAAGCGGTCGCGGAGTGTTTCAAGGTAGGTCTCGCGTTTGTAGCTCATCTTGGATTCCGACTTGGCGCGGAGTTCGTCCACCCGGTTGCTGATTTCAACATTTTTCAACAATCGCTCACCTCCCTGTCCGGCTCCTTTTTCCGAGTAACCGGCGCGGATGTAGGCTTGCGTGAGCGACAATCCGCTCGCGACCCCTTGGCAAAACGCCTCTTGTTTCGGGTTCAATTTCATAGAGTTGATGGTATCAGTCAAAATTGATCTTGACAAGTATTGGGAATCTCCCCCTCA